ATATTTCAGCTAGAGTACCAGCTAAATTATTAGAAAAAGAAGATGACCAAATCTTAAATGGTAATGGTACATCTCCAAACCTTTCTGGTATTACTGTTGATGCTGCTGATTTTGACCTTACTGGTGCTTTAGCAGATGCTGTTGATAATGCAAATAACTTTGATGTTATTGTAGCTTCATTAAATCAATTAGCTTTAAGTAACTATAATGCTGATAAAATTATTCTTCACCCAACAGATTTTCATAAAATCTTGTTATTAAAAGATACTCAGTCAAGATACTTAAAAGACCAAGTATATGCTGGTTTACAACCTACTTTTATGGGAGTACCAGTAATACTTAATACTGCTATGACAACTAATAAGTTTTTAATTGGTAATTTCTCACAAGGAACACAACTTTGGATTAGAGATAATGTATCAGTTGAATTCTTTAGAGAAGATGGTACGAATGTGAGAGATGGTTTTGTCACTGTGAGATGTGTCGAAAGAGTAGCTTTAACTAACTACTTGCCAAATGCATTTGTATATGGTGACTTTACTACTGCTGCTGCGAGCCTTGAAACGCCGTAGTTTTCAGTAATATATATAGTTATTGTAATTAAAGGGGTATTTATTTACCCCTTTTTTTTATCTGTAAACTAAAAAAATATTAACTTTTTTAAAAAATATTTTGTTATTTAAAAAAATGTTTTTATATTTACAGTATGTTAAACAATAAAAATTATAATACAATGAATAATACAAAAACAAAAAAAGAAGAAATCCAATTTATAGTAAATCATCCAAGCTTTGACAATAGACAAAAAGTTTGGAAAGTTTTAGCACAATTAGATAGAGAGGTTAGAATACCTTATTTAGCAAGAAAATGTAATTTAGATATTCCAGCAACTAAAAAAGCAATTAGAGAAAATTATAATGAGGGTTTAATAATTAAAAGAAAAATCCAAATGGGTGATGGTTGGAATACCTCAAGAATGGTAACAGTTGTAAAATATCAAGATTACGACTACTATAACGGACAATCTTAATTAACTAATAATGGGGGTGTAAAAACCCCTTTTTTTAAATATTATGAAAGATACACACACTAGATTAATTAATTACAATGGTAACTGCTTTTACGTAGAGTTTGAGTATTACCCAAGAGAAGAAGCTACTAACTTTGGTCCTGAAGCTGATATATGTAAAATATATTATTGTGAGGTTGATGTTACTGACATTATGCACCACGAGGATATAAAAGACATGGAAGAATTAATTGTTGATGAATTTGCGGAAGATTTTTATTACCTTTCAAAACCTTGTTAATATGAGTGCCAAGACTAGATTATTACATACAATAAAAGTAAACAGAATGTTTAGAAAACATAACGAATTAGAACACCCAAGTACTCACCCAGCATGGGAGTTTTTAAGTAGAGACCAACAATCAGATAAACTACGTTTATGGAAAATGAAAATGAACCTGCGTTCAACTACACTTTAGGAATAATATTAATCGCATTGGGTTTAAGAGTGTTAATGTTATATGGTGATTTATTAACACCAATAGCATTATCCATTTTTGGATTAAGTGTTATATTTTTTGAGTTTAATAAAAACAATGGTGTGTAATTATCTATAATTAATCCACACACCCAATCGCACCATGTTTTATGCCAGTAATTAATTTTACTGGTTTTTTTTTTATTTTTGAGTTTGTGAACAACAACCAAAAAGGGTGCTATGCCGAATACCTTTTTGCTACAGAAGCAATAAAAAATGGTTTCAATGTTAGTATGCCACTACTAGATAAAAGTAAATACGACTGTATTTTAGAAAAGAATGGTGACTTATTTAAATTTCAAATTAAATACATGGGTAAGGATAGGTATAAACATAATGGTACAATGCAAATTAATTTAAAAAGAATTGGTGCTAGAACGTACGATAAAAAACAAGTTGATTTTTTTGCTATATGGCACGAGGAGTATAATGGCTTTTTTATTATACCAAATGAGGGACAAAAAACAATGAAAATAAATATAAATGGAAAGTATAAAAATAATTTTAATAACTTTGACATAATTTCATGGTTGGTTTAAAGTGTCACTTACTAAAAAATGTAGTGGCACTTTTTTTTTATCTTTACAAAAAAAATAAGTTATGAAAGTAAAACTATTATGTAACATGCTAATTGAGGGTAAAGAGATACAAGCTGGAGAAATAATTGAAATTAAAGACTCCAGTAAAGACAAGTATATTGCTAAAGGTTGGGGAGAATTAGTAAAAAAAGAAGTTAAGGTAAAAAAAGAAACAAAAGAGTTAAAGGTTGACAAACTAACAAAAGATGAGGGAAATAAAGATTAATTCTACTACTGGTTCTGAAATTGTTACTTCAAGTGAATTTAAAAGCTATGCTAGAATAAGCACTTCGGCTGATGACACACTTATAGCAACTATAATTAAACAAAGTCGTATTTGGTGTGAAAACTATATATCAAAAGATATAGTAGCTAAAAACAGAACTTATTACGTACCAGAAACTGGTGGGATATTTGACTTACCTTTTGGACCAGTAGATAGTATATCATCTGTTACAATTGATGGAGTTGCTTTTACTGGTTATACTATGTTAGGTTTAGATAATATAACTATTGATTTAGATGGACCAGCAGAAGAAGTTAAAGTAACTTACGTAACAAGTGGTTTAGATGATGAGTTATTACAACAAGCAATTTTGCAACTAGGAACAACGTATTACGATAACAGACATGACTTTATAACTGGAATATCTTTAAACAAAGTACCAACAGAAACAAAAAGTATTTTAAACAGTTATAAAAATATGTTTATCTAATGAATCCAGGCAAGTTTAGAGATAGAATAACATTTAACCAGTTTGTAAAAAATGCTGATGGTTATGGTGGTTATACATTTACTGCTGGTGGTACTGTTGAAACAGTTTGGGGTTATATTATTCCTGAAAATGGCGAGTTGATAAATAACAATGGCAAAAGAAGTAAACAAAAAGTTAAAAAATTAATTATAAGAAAAAAAGACTGGGATTTAATTAGCAATACTGTAAGTGTTGACAACAACGATATAAATTTTAGTATTTATGGGGAATCAGGAGATTATAGGATAAATGATGCTTTTGAGTCAACAGTTGATGAATATGTAACAATAACTGGAACAATGCAATTATAATGAATGTAGAGGTTAACAAACATGATATAAATAAGGTTTTGTTAAAAATAGCTAAACTAGAAACTTATACTAGTGATGAGTTAGATAAAAATTTTGCTGTTACAGCATCTGCAATTAGTAGGAGAGCAAAAATAGATGTTCCAGTACAAACTGGTTTTTTACAGTCATCAATAAACTATGGTAGAGATAAAAACGTTTACGTTGAAGCAAAGGCAGAATATGCTCCATTTGTAGAATTTGGTACAAGTAAACAAAAGAAGAAACCATACTTTTATAAAAATGCAGAAATAGAATTAAACTTATTATATAAAAGATTAGCAAGAAACATTAAAAGAATTATAGGATGAGAGAGGCAATGCACCATATAAGAAAAAAAATATACAACTTATTAGATGGTGGTATTACATTAAACAGTCAGAGTGTACCAGTTTATAATAGAGTACCTACAAATGCCAATCATCCTTATATATGGGTTTATAGTTTAACTACAAACGAGATAAACCAAAATGCATCAACTTACTGTTTAGAATGTACAACAAGGATTGAGTGTGTAACTAGATTTAACGGAGACCAAGGCGGTGATTTAGATTGTAACCTATTAGTTTCAGATGTATTATCTTTGCTAAGAACTAGAGCTAATGGTTACTTTGATTTAAGTGATAATAACTTTAGTGTTTATGTTAACGTTTTAGATGGTGTTAACTATGAGCAAATTGATAGGGATGACCATACTTATTTTATAGGTATAATTGAATTAATAACAAGAGTTGAACAAACAAGTTAAAAAATATGGCACAAAAAATTAGTGAGGACACAAACGTACAACTAGACCTTAAAACAATAGGCATTATTATAGCTGGTGCCATTTCCCTTGCTGGAATGTATTTCAGTTTAAATAAAGAAATTGAATTAGCTAAAGAATTACCAAAACCAGAATTAAGTAGAACTGAGTTTGATTTAAAAGATGAATTAGTTAGAAGTTCAATTATTTCTATTGAAGAAAAGGTTAATAGTAATTCAGAAAAATTAGATAAAATTGATGAGAAGTTATATGAAATTATACAAAAATGAAAAACTTAATTGTCCTAATTGTATTTTTTGCATTTGTAACCAGTAATGCTCAAGATTATACAATTTTACATATAAACAGTACTTGGAACATAAAAAACGACTATAAAGATTTATATAAAATAAAAGGTGCAAAAATTGTGAGAGCACTTTTAGAAGACCAAAATGTTAGTATAAAAAAACAAATTAAATCAGTACCAACTATATTTATATATAAAGATAATCATGTTATTGGCAAATATGAGGGTGGTATATCTTTGAAAATAATAACACCATATGATGAAATACAAGAATTAATTAATAGTAGTAAAATTAATTACAGAAGGCAAACAACAGAATAATAAATTATGATTAGCAAACATATTTCAGAAAAGGAAGCTGTAAAATCCATAACTGCTTTACGTTTAGGTATTGATAACACTCCAAGTGGTGATTCTCTAAACAATATGAAAATACTTGCTGAAAAGATATTTGAGCCACTTAGAGAATGGGTTGGTGGACCTATTAAAATAAATAGTATGTATAGAAGTATTGCTTTAAATCAAGCTATTGGTGGAAGTAGTCGGTCACAACATTGTCAGGGTAGAGCTTTTGATTTAGATGATATATATGGACATAAAACCAATAAAGAAATGTTTGATTGGATAAAAGAAAATTTAGATTTTGACCAAATGATATGGGAGTTCGGAAACGAGGACAATCCTGACTGGGTACACGTTTCTTATGTTAGTGAGGACAAAAACCGAAATAAAATATTAAAAGCTGTTAGAGATGATGGCAAAACTAAATATATTGATATAACAAACGCGTAATGGATTTTGGATTTGCTTTAATGCCAAACGGATTTTTATTTGGGATAGAATATTACCCAGTTGAATATGATTGTGATTATAGTGAATTAAATATTTATTTATTTTTTATAGTATTACATTTTAGAGTTTACGTATGAGTGATAAAAAAAAATTTAAAGAAACCACAGTTGGAAAAATGTTATTTGGTGCTGCAACATTAATAAACCCACAACTAGGAGCAGTTTTAAGCGGTGTTACAAGCCCTAAAGAAGCCATTGCAGAGATAACTAAGGCAGACATACCTAACGAAGAAAAAATTAAATTACAGCAACTTATTTATGAGCAACAAAACAAAGAAATGGAAGAAATCAGTACAAGGTGGAAAGCAGATGCTACCTCAGATTCGTGGCTCAGTAAAAATGTTCGCCCTTTGGTGTTGGTTTGGTGTATTGTTGTTTTTAGCTTTGCGGGGATTTTGGATAGTGTTGAATCTATTCCGTTTAATATAGGTACTACATGGAACGACACTTTTGAAAAAGTAATGATGGCAGTTGTATTAGCATACTTTGGTGGAAGAACAACAGAAAAAGCAAGTAGTATTATTAAAGGAAAATAATGGCAAAAAAAACTGGTTATGTATTTATCCCCAATTCTAGAACCAAAAGACCTGGAGTACATTCAAAAAATGCTAGCAAAGGTCAAAATGGTTATAAAAAAAAGTATAAAGGTCAAGGGAAATCAAGATAGTTAGAATTCCTTAAATTTGTAAAAATTACAATTTATGGGTACCACACTTACTGGAAAACGCGTCCAAAATACGTATGATTCACTTTTAAAGCTTTCTGATAATGATAATTTAACTGGAACAGCTAAAGTTGTAGGAGATGGCTTAGGTAATGATTCACCCATATATTTAAGTACTTCTCAAGTAGGTATTGGAGTTACACCAAGTTATCAATTTCAAACAAGTGGTAATGCTAAGATAGGTGCTAATTTAATTGTAGGTGGAAACCTAACAGTTAATGGAAGTACAACTATTGTAGATTCCACTATTGTTGCCATAGGTGATAATATGATTGAAATGGCTAAAGACAACGTTTCTAACACTATGGATATTGGTTGGTATGGAACTATTGTTGAAAGTGGCACTAAATACGTTGGTACTTATTATGATGCTGGTAGTGGAGTTACAACACCAAC